TTTAAGATTGCAAAGACTGAACTCAATAACATAAATAATATCCACTCTCTTGAAGGTTCCCTATATAGTAAGCAATTAGGTATTGCAGGAACTGTAGATTGTATTGCAGAATACAAAGGTGAGTTAGCAATAATCGACTTTAAAACCTCGAAGAAACCAAAACCACGAGAGTGGATTGAACACTATTTTGTTCAATGTATGGCATATGGTTGTATGTTATATGAAATTACTGGTATAATGGTAAAGAAATTAGTCATTATTATGGCTTGTGAAAATGGAGAATGTGTTGTTTATGAAGAATACGACAAAGGAAAGTACATCAAATTGCTCTCCGAATATATTAGAACATTTGTTAGAGATAAATTGGAACTCTATGGAACCAAATAAAGAATTAGAACAAGCAATAGAGGACAAATTTCTAACTCCTTCCAAGTTTGCACTGGAAGTAGAGAAAATTGTTGCAGAGGAAAAATGTAATTATATTGATGCAATCGTTCACTATTGTGAAGTGAATAGCATTGAGGTAGATTCGATTACAAAACTTATATCGAAGCCACTTAAAGAAAGATTGAAGTATGATGCTATTAATCTAAACTTTATGAAAAAAACATCACGTGCTAAACTTCCCCTATGAGTCCTTTTGAGACATATCAACATTATCTTTCTCTCAAAAGTCACTTCACTAATCCAAAATACGATTTCTTTAAATACGGTGGGAAGTCTAGAGCAACTCTGACTTCCTTCAACAAACGTAAAGACAAATATTTTTTTGAAAAATCTTCAAGAAAATATTCTGACAAAGAAATTGTAAATTTTCTAGTGTCAAATTTTGTTGCTACAGATACCCCACAAAACTTATGGATTGGCGAAATTATCAATTCGGGAGAAAGAACATACGCAGAGTGGATGCGACGACAGCAGAGTTTGACTTACTTGTTCAAAGAACAATCGGAAAAATTACTCTCGGAGATAAAATTAGAAGATGCTTTCAACTGTTCGAAAGGTCATCCACCAGTTTTAAAAAAATTCCTAGGCGGAAATCTTGGTATTGAAACTTTGGTAATTTATGATATAATATTTCAGTTCGGAAATGTGTTTGACAAGAAACTTATTGATCCTGTGTGGGAAACCGTAAGTTTAAAAATTCGAAAATATAAACCATTTCTAAATATCGATGTGTTCCATTATAAAAAACTTTTACGGGAAATAATCAATGAGTAAATTCTTCGATTCCGAATTAATTCAAGAAGAACTTGAAGAGATTAATGATCTACAAAAGTTCATTTATGGAAGTATTTTGTCATTTGGTTCTATGTCTCGTGAAGATAAACTGGAACATATTGACAAAATGGTTCAGTTGCTAGAAAAACAACGCATTATGTACACAAGACTTTCTCTTTCTGATGATCCACAAGCGATTGAGATGAAAGAAAATCTTCGCAAATCTGTGGCAATTATGGGATTTCCTCCCGACACAGATATGAATTTATTATTTAATAGTATGAACAAAACAATTGAGTCTCTCAAACAATTTATTGACAAGTGAGACCATCCTTGCTATAATATCCAAGTAAATCCAAAACATCCAATTTACACAACGAATCCAAAATGAGCTTTTCTGATCTTAAGAAACAATCCAAACTTGGTTCCCTGACTGCTAAACTGGTCAAGGAAGTCGAAAAAATGAATAATAACGCATCATCTGGTGATGATCGTGTATGGAAACTTGAATGTGATAAGAGCGGTAATGGTTATGCCGTCGTTCGTTTTCTTCCTGCTCCTAACGGCGAAGATCTGCCGTTTGTGAAACTGTATTCTCATGCCTTCCAAGGTTCCGGAGGTTGGTATATTGAGAATAGTTTGACTACTCTCAATCAAAAAGATCCCGTATCAGAACTGAATTCGGAACTCTGGAATAATGGTACTGATGCTGGTAAAGAAGTTGCACGTAAGCAGAAGCGTAAACTGTCTTATGTGAGCAATATTTACGTTGTAAAAGATCCTGCAAATCCAGATAACGAAGGTAAAGTCTTTCTTTATAAATTCGGTAAAAAAATCTTTGATAAGATTACTGCTGCAATGCAACCTGAATTTGAAGATGAAACTCCTATTGATCCTTTTGACTTCTGGCAAGGTGCTAACTTCAAACTGAAGGCAAAGAATGTTGCTGGTTATCGTAACTATGATTCTAGTGAGTTTGCCGCACAAGGTTCTCTACTGGACGATGATGATGCTATGGAAGCAATCTGGAAGAAGCAGTATTCTCTTGCAGAACTCGTTGCTGCCGATCAGTTCAAATCTTATGATGAACTGAAGAAGCGTCTTGATTATGTTCTTGGTAACAAGACTACTCGTCGCCAAGATCCTGAAGTTGCTGATGAAGAAGAGACTTCTCGTGGTTCTGTTCGTGAACTTGATGAAGATCTTCGTAGTGAACTAAAGAATTTGAGTACTACTAAGTCTTCTTCAGTTGATGAGGATGAGGATGATGATACTCTGAGTTACTTTGCAAAACTTGCCGAGTGATAAGATTGGGGAGGGAAACCTCCCCTTTTTTATGGCATTGTGACTCTGGTATTCTCTGTACGAATTAAAGTCTTATCAACATACTGTGAAGACTTATCATAATACATAATTCTTCTCATATCGTTTAGATATTGCTGAAGATAAGATTTCTTTAAAATATAAATTGATCTTTTCTTATTATTTTTAAGAACTTCATATTCATAATTACTAATTCCAGTAACAGGATTTAATGTCGCTCTATAATCATTAGGATTTGGAATTGTAAAATTGGAATCAACAACATTACCTGCAGGAAGAATTAAACGACCTTGTGAATCTTTAACTTCCTTTGTCTCATAATGATGAATTGAGTTTAATGTTTCACCATAAATTTCTTCAGCATAATCATAAACATCTCTGTCAGATAATGGCCATTCATTTCTAACATTTATAATTCCTGCAGTTAGAATTACAACCCAATCTAAATCTGCTCTACCATAAAATTCTTCTGCAACAGTATCTGGACGAGCACCATCAGAAATTTGATATTTGTTAAAGAGAGTAAAAACGTTTTGCAAATCATCACGAAGTTTGATTCTGCGAAATAAATTCTTTGCACGAACATATGAATCCGAAGAATTTCTATCTACAAAAGGTGATTGATATTCTAAATCTGGTAGTTCTCTGAAATATCCCATTAGTATCCAACTCCAATATCTGAATTTTTATAATCACTAAAGTAAATTGGATTCAATTCTTGAAATGATAGTGTGAGTTTCATATGAACTGGTGTTGCATCTTCATAAGTTGTATAAACACCAGATGCAGTATAATCAACTGACATATTTGTCAATGCACATGGTTTGAATGAATTTAAGAATGGATGTTTTCCATTACCACTTCTATATTCAAGTTGAAATATATTTGGAGAATCAATAAACAATCCAGCACCAGCACCACTTGAAGTTCTGGGAGCCATTGATTTTTTAAATGTTCTTATAATATTTTTAATTGCAATTGCTTCTTGGTCAAATCTAGGTGCCATATTGAATGTAAAATTAAATCCTCTCAACTGAACTCCTTTAAATAGAAGTTCCATATTTGGATTCAGAATCTTACCTTCTGACCTTGAAAGAAGACTTTCAGCACTCACGTTTGCACCAAAGTTATTAACTGCCATTGCAGCCATATAATTAGTAATTAAATCTTGACCATTTCCACTGGTAGCCACATTCTTTATTGCACTCATTATCTTTGCGCCTTCTTTTAGCGGATTAGCACCAGCAATAACTGCTTTAGATCCACCAACACCAGCAGCTGCAATAGGATTTAAACTATCATCACCCCAATCGACCATATTGGTATCAGAAATTCCTTGTGGCATTGGGAGAAGAATTTGATATAGTGGATTTTTCAAATTTGGACTTTCTGCCAATGCCTGAGTAGATGTCCTTTGAATAAGATTTGATGGATTGGTACTTACACCTGGAGGTGTATACTTGACGACAAGAATCTGCAGATAGTCATCCAAAGCATCTATTCTTTTTTGTGGATATCTGAAAGTTTCCGCCATTTATATTTTCTAACTATTTAGTCTATGTTGACAATATTTTCATGTACGGAACATCATGAAGATAATCAAACTCTTCGCCTCTTTTGATAATATGAAATGAACTTCCAACTCCTTCCCAAACATAATTTCTGTGATCCGACCAATGCACATTATATCCTTTGAATCCTGATAAACTAATTGATTCAACCATCAATAATGGATATTGATCATATTGAATTCCTGGTGTTTTTGCATTATAGACAAATGTGTATATATTTCCTGGTCTTGGATACTTCTCCACATCATTAAAAATTTCTTGAATGACCACCATAATTTCATCTTCACTATCAATTCCTTGCAAAATTGCTTCATCTAGCATTTGAACTCTACTTAATTTTTTAGTAGGTACTTCTAATCTATCTAAATTTTCTGAAGTCTGCTCTTCTTGTATAGATTTTTTTTGTTGCTCAGAAAGTTTTTCTCTTTGACTTGCAAGAAGAGATTTAATTTTTCCTTTTGGGATTTTACTTACTTTTCTTGCCATTAGATGATACCCAATTCGTCTTCTGTAAATACTTTAAATGTCCATTGACGATCTTCGCAAAATTCTCTGGCAGCTTTCCATTTCGCCTGATTTTTTGCATACTCAACTACTTCGTAAATATACCCCTTCGTCTTTCTTTTTTGTGGTATTGGTTCTATTGTTTGTTTCTTTGGTTTAATTTCGATAATATATTTTTTAACTTCACCATTACTTTCTTTTACTTTGATATAAAAATCGGGAAAATATTTATGAACACGATTATCTAATGGTGATATGTAAGGTAATGCTAAAATTTCACTTCCCCACTCTAGGATTTTATCACTACCATCACAATACTTCATGAATTTGCGTTCCCACAAAGACCTATAAATAATGTTACTATGATCTCCTCGGTATTTCTGGGGATTAGTTGGTTGATATTTTCCCTTATATGACATACATACAGTATATAAGACCTTAAGAGTATTTAGAGTGTCTACAGCACGTCCTCGCAAGATATCAGAGATTAAACCACTCTTTGGTAATCTTGCACAAACTAGTCACTATCAAGTATCCTTCGGAGGATTATCAAGACTTCTTCAAAGTCATTTATCTTTGAGAGGTGTTGATTGGAGATTTATTGCGGAAGATGCTGGATTATTGTGTTCTTCTGCTTCATTGCCAGGTAGTTCCCTTGGAACATCCGATATTGTTGGTGATATTACTGGAGTCACTGAGAAGATGGCTCATACTAGAATTTTTACTGCGATTGATTTGACATTTTATGTTGACAAAGAATATAAAATGATTAAATTTCTAGAGCATTGGATAGAATTTATTGCCAGCGGATCTAGAGCAAATATTAATGATCAAGGATACTTCTTTAGAATGAAATATCCTACGGATTATAAGACAGATACAACCAGAATTTTGAAGTTTGATAGAGATTATACAAATGAGATTGAGTATAATTTCTTTGGATTATTTCCAACCTCAATGTATTCTCCAACGATAGCATATAATGATTCTCAAGTATTGACAGTAACTGCATCATTCAATTATGAAAGATATGTTTGTGGTTCTATAAGAAGTTTAGATATGAGTTATTTGAGAGATAATAATAAGCAATCTCAAAATGTAACTGCAGCAAATTATTCAAATGCATCTAATACCAGACTTGCAACTGGAAGAGATGAATTGATATGGAGAAATCTGAATCAAGGTACTGGAAGATTGGATGATCCAAGACCTAGAGGAATCGGAGGATCTGTCAATTCATCCCCTACTACTAATAATATTTCTTCAGCATCCAAAAATACTAGTGGATGGTTTACTGTACTATAAATAAAGGTACATGAATTTATAGGTTATTATTATGCCTTTACCAAAGATTGCGACTCCGATTTATGAACTGGAAATTCCATCATTAAAGAAAAAAATTAGATATCGTCCATTTCTAGTTAAAGAAGAAAAAATCCTCATCATTGCAATGGAGAGTGAGGATAGTAAGCAAATTGCTAATGCAGTTAAGACGGTAATTTCTAACTGTATTCTAAGTAAGGGAATTAAGATTGATGATTTTGCCACATTTGATATTGAATATTTGTTCTTGAATATTCGTGGTAAGTCAGTTGGTGAGACTGTTGATGTACTAATTACTTGTCCAGATGATGGTGTAACAAAAATTCCTGTCAGTATTAATTTGGATGAAATTTTGGTACAAGATCAGGAAGGACATTCAAGAGACATTAAATTGGATGATACATTGACTATGAGAATGAAATATCCTTCTATGGCAGAATTCATTAAGAATAATTTTAATGGTGGGGAGGGAATTGGTGTTAATGAGTCTTTTGATTTGATTTGTGCTTGTATTGACCAAGTTTATTCTGAAGAAGAATCCTGGGTTGCAAGTGATTGCTCTAAGAAAGAACTTTCGGAATTTGTGGAGCAGTTGAGTTCCAAACAGTTTAAAGAAATTGAGAAGTTTTTTGAAACAATGCCAAAACTTTCTCATCTTATTGAAATTAAGAATCCAAATACTGGTGTTGAAAGTGAAGTCGTATTGGAGGGACTCCCTGCTTTTTTCGTGTAAGTATGGCGCATAATGATCTTGCGTCATACTTCCGAACTAATTTTTCTTTGATGCAACACCATAAATGGTCATTAACAGAAATTAATGATATGATTCCTTGGGAAAAGGAAATTTATATTACATTATTGCAACAGTACATTGAAGAAGAAAATCTTAAAAATCAGCAGTCAAGTTAAAATATTATCTCCGTTTTATTTTAATTTTTCAACTTTTATGATATCTTTATGTTTTTTTCTATTTCCCATGTAAATACTATGAATATTACCAACATTATAACCGTTTTCCTTTGCCCAAATGGATAATCCACATATCGTAATTGTATTTCCAGTTGTGTAGGTAAGTTTCCACCAGTTAGATGAATGGTGCTTTTCACCTCTTCTTGATTTACTCATCTTCTCTCTAGTTTCTGGTGAGGAGGACTTACCATAATTATGATTTTTGTCTCCCTTTTGTGCATCACCTATTTTTCTTTTGTGTTCTTCTGAAAGAACTTTATTTTTATTTAAATTTCTTAAATTTTCCTTGAATTCTAATGAACGAATAGCACCACTACATCCATCTCCACCATCAGTCATATTGCATAAAATGCCCGTTCCTAAATCCTTCCTACCAAGAACAGCAATCATATAGATTTCATGTTTGAATGCTTCTTGTTCTATTAAATTTTGTTTGAGAAATATTATTCTTGATTTATCTTTTGGAGGTTTAATGCCTTTATATCTCCTTATATGTGCCCGATTACCTTTACCTTTACCTATGTAATAGGGACTTTTATCTTCACGCAAGAATGCGTAAGTATAATACATTTTTACTCTAATTGAACCGCATTATTATTTATATTAAAAATGGGGGATTTTCACCCCCATCCTGAAGATTGCGGTTCAACAGGTATTTCTATTTATGAACATAAATATTCTTGACTGAAGAAGAAAATCTCAAGAATCAACAATCCTAATGGCAGTCATACCATCGCCACTTTCCAATTCTCTTGCAGGTATTAATCAGAGCACCGTATCGGGAAATATTTTTGGTGGTGGGAATAAAGTTGATACACAAACAGAGTCTGCAATAAACGTAAATACTTCTGCAGTGGCATCACTTCAGAAACAAGTTAATGAATTATCACAAACTAATGCACAAATTCTTACTAACTTAACTCAAATTGGGAGTTTTCAGGCACAAGTAGACAGTGTTAGACTTCAACTGAATGGAATTAGTGATACTTTACAAACAGTTGCAACAGTCACTGCAAGTGAAAGTGCATTAGAAAGACAGAAAGATCTTTATGAGCAGGAACAGCAGAAAAGATTGGCAGAAGCAGGAGCACGTGGAGGAAAGGAAAGTTTATTAGAAACTAAAATTCAAAGTGCCTTATCAGAACCAGTAAGACGTATTGGTGATAAAGTATCATTTGGTTTTAACAATTTGATGAGTTTTATATGGACACTTCTTGGTGGGTGGTTAACTCTTCAAGGAATTAAAACTCTAAAAGCACTTGAAGATGATGATAAGAAGAAATTAAATGACATTAAAGATTCTGTAATTAAAACACTATTAGTTGCAGGTGGTATATTTACTGTTATTAATGTTGGTATAGGTAAAGTTATTGGGACTATTACTGGACTTGTGGGAAAGATTGGTAAATTTATAGTTGGTGGATTAATTATTAAACCATTCCAAACAGTTGCGACTGGATTGAGAAATGCTTTACCTGGAAGAACTGTACCACCACTTAAAGGACCAGGAACTAAAGGACCTATTAAAGGTCCAAATTTCTTAGGAGGAGCACTTAATTTATATACGGCATTGAGAAATTATGGTAATGGTGAAATTACCGATACTATTATGCAGGGAGTTCTTGGAGCATTATTACTGACTCCTGCAGGAAGATTAGTTAGTGCTGTTAGAACTATTCTCGGTGTTGCAGTTACAGCAGATGAAATTGCAGAAGTTTTTGGATCTAATATATTTGGAGAAAATCCAGATACTTTAAAGAAAGCAAAGCAGGTAAAAGATTTAGCAGAAAAAGAAGCACAACAAAATAAACTTACAGCATCAGCACTTAAAAAACCTGAACCATCAACATTAACACCAACATCTGCTAAACCTGTTCCATCAACTACTATGATTCCTCCTGCAAGTAATTTGCAGATCAATGCACCAGATACTCAAAAACCATCAACTCCTGCTCCAAGTCCAGAAATGGTTTCAAAATTTGAACAAGCATGGCAATATAAGGATAATCCTTTGGCAAGAGGGAGAATAGAAGGTGCTTGGAATAAAATGAGTCCAGAAGAGCAACAACAAGCAAAAGATTGGGCAGGATCAACAGGTAAGGATTGGACTAAAATGAAATTACCTGATTCTGCTAATCAGACATCTCCAATTCCACCCAAAGAACCTGTAAAACCAGCAGAAACTTCATCTAAATCTTCAATACCAGAAATAACTTCAGCACAAACGACAAAGATGCAAACTGTTCCATTTAATATTGGACCAGAACCTGAACCAAAACCAAATATTGTTTATGCTTCTTCCGGATCTTCAACTCCTCCACAAGAACAACCATTGAGTACTGGGGCGGCAAGTGATGTTCCCGCTATTCCTTCATCCAATCCAGATAATTTCTATACATTATATTCCCAAATCAATTATAATGTAGTGTTATAATATGGCAATAACACCAGCGATTAATATCACCAAGGTTTCAAAGGGGATGGTCTCCCTTAATAGTGGATTGGGAAATTTAAAAAAATCTTCAGATACCATAAAAACTGTTACTCTTAATAGGACAAAAATAAAAAAAGAATCTTTTGCTAGAGACAGAGTACTCACTAATATGAGAGAGGAAGCAGTTCGAAGAAAAGATCAAGAAAGTATAATTGAATCTTCTGGAATTGGTGGTGCATTTAAAAGAACTGCATCAGTTATTGGAGATAGTA